TCCCACTACCGCCGAGAGCAAATTCTAGTGTTATATGGAGAATCATCGAATACTCGTTGTTAAATTCCAAGTACCTCATCAATGCCCCGAAAGTCCTGCCAACAGGATCTGACATACCTGTTAGTAACATGTTCTCCTGAAGTTGAATCCCACATCCTCCTAAGTCAGAAGGAGATACTAACTTTATCAGATACAAGACATAGAGTGCATCATCTTCCATCAAGCAATGGATTAGAGCATCCTTAAATGTACCCATCTGCCTAGAGCTAAGGCTGACCATTGATTGCTGTTTGAGCACAGCTTCAATGTAATGTGCCTTACTCTCATCCTGGACTTTAGACATCATATCATCAATAGTCTTCCTGATCCAAGTTTGACTACTCTTCACGTTGTATTTAAAACTTGATTTGTAGAGACCAACAGTCCGTTCAGAGAATAGACCTGAGTCTAGTAACACTGGATCAAGCGGCGTTGATATGGTTGAGATGAATGGTCTGAGAGTCAGTTCAATTACTCTTCTCCATTTCAAGTAAGTCTGACAGTAAACAGTATTTGCCAATTCAACACTGCTAGAAACCGCAGAGCTAATCCCAGATGATTCCAATTCATCAGAATGGAAAGAACTGTTTCCAATACCTGATACAGCTACCATTCTCTTTAGCGTTGAATCTGATCTTATACCACATGAATAATGTTGTCTCAGCATTGTTATCCTAGTCTTGCTCACTACAGTCTGCAAAGCCTTCAGTATCATACCAAACTTGTAAAAATGCTCTTGACAAGTTCGAAGGATCCTATTCAGTATCATATCATTGTCCACTACTGCTCTGAAAACCAGAGCTATATCATCAGAATATACTGCTACATCATCCACCTTTAAGTCTGTCAACTCTCCAAGCAGCTTAGTCACTATCAGTGTATGCAACGTCCAGACGGGGTTGAACCATCCTTCGACACCACCATGCTGCCCCGCTGAAAGATAAGCAAGATCTAGATAATTGGTCGCACAGAATAAGTTCAAATTTCCAAATAGCAGCGATAATCTGTTCCATGATGATTCTCCATAACACAACCCTATTGACTCAAGCAAATCACCTGTATTACCATGTTGCATCGATTGATTATGACCTTCAACATCAGCTAATAGTGAATAAGCATCTTCATCTAGCAATGTTTGTGCCATCTTGTGAAGCTTCATCTTCCTCATTTTATCCGACGGTGTCATGAGATTTCCTTCGAAGTATGAGAGGACATGCTCTGCCTTCCTCATTAATAATGACAGGCTCTGCTTTCCCTTTGTAGTAAACATGGCAAACAGTCTACCTTCTCTCTTTTGTTCTCGTTCTTTCTCTTTCATAATTGCAGTCAAGAATTCATCATAAACCCGAGTAGATTGCTGGATGATCTCGCAGTCTTGATCCTTAATAGTATCCGGTATAAGATCCACAAGCGAGACGTATTCAAAATCTTCAGATCTGATGATTGTCTCTAACTCTTTTTCACTGTCTGCGTTACTGTAGGTGCCCTTCACAGTTGCTGACCTTTTGTCTTTCGCTTGTTCTATCGGGCTTTCCGTCAATGCGGATGATTCACAATTGTATGGTCTGATGTTGTACCACCACATTAACGGTCTGGAATCTTCATTGATCCTACCATTATTCTTGAACTCCTTGTACAATTCAGATACCTTTGCATTAATAGTTCCGAAATCACTATCAGAAAGATCCCCTTTCAAGTCAGATTTTGCCAACAATGCTTGATCAACTAGAATGTTGGGCAATCTACCATGCTTTCGGACATACGAGGTGATATAACTCCGATTAAAGTAACATCTCATGAACTCGATGTACTTAGGATCATAATCACGCTTCGTATGTGTTCGCTTAGTCAATTTCGTGAATCCTTGCACTTCATCAATCACTGCATAGAAACACAGCTTGTGTAATGATGAAGCTTCCAAAAGGGATTTTGGAC